CCCGGTACTGGTAGGCTGCCAAGTAGCGGCATTTCAAGGTTCGCCCTTGGCATGTGGTAAATCGTTAGTATGTCATCAAGGGCGGTGTTGATGTTGCCCTCGGTGGTATGATACGGGACTACGTTGAGTTCGTCGCTATACGGATACGATGAATATCGGCTGTAGTTGGTAGCATCGTCAACCTTTGCCCGTGCTGCCGAAATCGGCACTTCGTCTATATATTTTGTGCTCGCAAAATAATCATATTCCGTTATAGTTTGCGTGCCGTTATCACCCAACATATCCACTAAGTATAATGTGCCGTCCACCACGTAGAACAGGTGGGAGTAGAACTCGCAAATATTCGATGCCAGGTCGATCGCTAATACCTTGCCATTGGTCGTGTGTGTAACATTCGGGCTTGCGGCCCTGGATGCACTTGTATCAATCGTTAGGTTTAAAATCCCGGCACCGCACAATGTTGTCATTACGGCGTCGAGTGTATCGTTATAAGCAGTAGCATCGGCCACAGTCACCGTATATGATGACCCGTAAAAATCGTATTTTATACTTGTTCGCTCAATCGTATTTCGATGTGCTATTCCAATAAATAGTGTTTCTTTTGCGCTTTCATCAGGGTCGGTCGAATCTGTATAGTAAACACTTACTGCCGCGCTTACGGGCGGTGGCCAATCGTCATCAAACAAATCTGGCCTTAAAGACATCCCCCCTACAGTAAGATCGACATAACCGCCCGTTCTTTGCGCGATAGAATACTGTGGAGGGTCAAAACTTACGATTTCGTCTTCCCACATATTCGTCAAAGCTGCGCCACCAATTGACAACCGATTTAGCGTTCCGTTTATCGTAAATTCGACTAAAACCATTAGGCTGCCGCTGCCATAATCATCCGGCGATTAGGTCTTACTTTTCTCCGATTGCGTGCAACAATAGTCGCATCTGTATGTTTAACCACATAATCATCAATCTCTTTATTGCCGATGGAGACTTGTATATTTGGCTCTACAACAACGACCCCACCATCACCCCCAAGGCTACCCCCGCTATTGAGTGCTCCCAACGCTGCCATCCCACGTTGACTCAGTACCCCTTCACCCTCGTGGCCGATAAAGAATCCGGTTTTCTTTAGCATACCCCCCGAATGAAAAGACTCAGTACTGCTATAATTCACATCAACATCAATTCCGTTTCGATAAATATCATCCAACCTACTTGACGGACCGATCCCATCATCAACAAGACTTTCCAGCGCAGTACTTGGCCCAACACCGTCATCAGCCAGGTTAGTTAGGATTTCATCCGGATTGATTTCACCGAACAACTGATTGATAATTTCCTCTGAAATCCCCATCGTTTCAAGCATGTCTATCAGTTGTTCCCACGTCATTCTGTTGTCGGCGCTTTGAAAGGCCGTTTGGATCGTAAGTAAAACATCCGGGTCGAGGCCAACTCCTAATAGCATATTGCTTAGAGCGTCCCAGTCTAAACTTATCTCACCGGCCTCCTGGATGAATTTCAACCGGAATGTCCTCGTTGTTTCTTCATCTGCGCCAAACAAAATGAGTGCTTCTTCAAGGTCGGCCCAGCCAACCCCCTCCTCGATTAGGCTTGTAATAAAGGTAATGGTTGCCGTGCTTTCCCAACCAGTAGAACTAACGACAAATCCAAGCATGTTCAACTTGTCTTCGAGGTCTACAAACTCGTTTCCGGTAAATTTTGTGATGAAATCAAGCGTAACTTCGGAGTCCCATCCGGTAGCAGATGCGACCAATCCAAGTGCTGCCAACTGGTCGCCAAAGGAAGCATCATCAAGCGTTGCGATCACGTTCAATGACCATTCGTCTATTCCTAAATCCTGTGCGAACTTACCCGTAAGCCCGCCGGCAGACTCCATGGCCTGTAAAAAGCTTTCTATTAAATCCATTCCCGCTTCGGTTAGGTCAAGGTCTGAAAAACGCTCTTCCAGTGTATCAACAGTATCGTTTGCATATCCAATAAAGAACTTTTCAAGACCCGCGGTTTCAAACAGACCTTCAAGCTCCCTTCCCATTGTTTCGCTTGAATTAGACCACGCCTCTTCAAGGCCCGACCCAAACGATTCTGCAACCCTGGTTTTTAATTCCATTAGCTGTTCATCCGTAAATAAAATTTCCCCGGCTTCGAATTTTTTTAGCCATTCCAGTGGGCCTATCGTATCGTCCCCCCCAAAAAGTCCTTCGAGAAGACCACTAACGATAAAAATTGCCAAACCAGCAAATACTCCCCAAAAAGCACCCGCAAACAAGTTACCGCTCGTACTACCTAGACCGCTCCAATCAATACCAGAAAATGCAGATTCGGTATCGCTGGTAATAGCTTTTATAAGCTCGCCCTTTGCCCATTCGAATAATAGCTCCGCAAGGAAGTCCGCAAACGCCGCCAGCATAGAATTTAATACTGACTCCCACACATCCCCTATCTCATTAAAGTTTCCGGTGAAGATATCGTAAAAAGTATCGCCCATGCCGGATTTGATCGTAGAAAACCAGTCATCGAATAGGGTTTTACCCATATCGTAAAAGCTCGTTTCTTCTTTCAACGTGTCTTGGAAACCCCTTATTAGTGCGTCGAAAAGACTTTCGGCTGCTTGTCTCTGCTCGGTCATATCATTGATTCTGACCCTTGCGTATTGCTCGTAAATAGCCATTAGTTCTTTGACTTGCTGCCCCTCTTCTTCTGTCTTGGTTGCAATGTTTTTCATTACAAATTCCCAATCCGCGCCAAGAGAGTGCATCGCTGTTCCGACCTCGTTGACCGATGTTGTATATGCTGCCCACTTGCGGACATGCTCATCAAGTTTTTCTGCTGTATCGTCTAATGCCGGATTCAAACGGGTTGCGATTACCTCTGTAATTTCCAGGGTCGCCTCAATAACATAACCTTCAGTTTTCAGAAATTCATTAAACTCTTCATTGGTCGCCTTGACCTTTACACCGAATTTACTAATTTCTTTAGTGCCCTTTCCAGTCGTCTCTGTAAAATAATCCCATGCTTTATTTAGGGTATCCATGAGTGCTGTCGTATCAAAAAGGATGTTGTATTGATCTACAAACGGCTTAAAAAGTATATCATACCCCTTGCTCAAAAGATCGTCGATTCCACCATCGAACTTATCCATTTCAGCATTTATCAAGGCTAGCACGGCTACTAATCTAAGAGGCGAAAATGTACTAAATAAAATCAATCCGATTAAACCTACGCCTACTGTTCCTTCCGGTAAATTATCATAAAATGTTTTAAGTTTTGTAAGTACGTCCCATGTAGCTGTCAGTGCGGTTTTAATTTTGTCGATTGCTTCATCTGTTTTTTGCTCTATTAGCTCCCTGTTCTTATCTATCCAAGCGGTCATCCCTGTAACAATTTCACGCAAACTAGGTTTGATTTTATCAAAAACATCAAGCATTTTATCTTGAATAATTGATTCCAATTCTTTAATCTCAACACCAAGCGAGTCTCGAATGATTGTAGCAAGGTCTTGTGTGGCAGTAGTGTTTTCTATAATTTTTTCAGTTAACTTCTCATAATTCTCAAACTGACCAACTAACCCCGCCGCTGTTTTAACGTGCATTATTCCGAACGCTTTCTGGTATTCAATATCGCCCCACCCAGCTTTAGTCATTGCACGTATAGTATCTTCAACACCCGTATATTCAATACCAAGCATCTCCGCTGCTTTTCTCGATTTCAACATTATAGCATTTAAACCACGTCCAGCCATGCCACCCTTGATACCAGCACTAGCTAATGCACCAAGCATTGCTGCTGTTTTCTCAATGCTTACGCCCATAACATTTGCAGTTGGGGCAACCATCTTAAAAGATTCACCCAACATTAAAACATTAGTATTGCTTGACGACGATGTTGTAATAAAAGCGTTATTGACCCTGTTTAGCTCTTCAACCTCTAGACCAAACGCTGTCATAACATCTGTTGTGATATCCGCTGCAGAAGCAAGGTCAACCTGTCCGGCAGTCGCAAGTTCAAGGGTCGCAGGTAGGGCCGCAATCGACTGTTCAACCGTAAAACCCGCAGCCGCTAAAAACTTCAATGCTTCTGCCGATTGGTTTGCACTCCATTCAGTTGTCCGACCCATTTCCCTTGCAATATCAGTTAATGCCTGGAGGCTTTCACCCGTAGCCCCGGACCACGCCTGAACGGTTTTCATGGTAGCTTCAAAATCCAAGCCGAGCGAAAGTATATTTTTACTCATAACGACAAAGGCGGCAGCAGCGGCAACAGCGGCTACCTTGAACGCTGTCTCGATTTTGCTCATAGCACCGTCTACAATTCTATGAGCATCGTTCATATCGCCTTTGAGTTTGGTCGTTCTCGCTCGAACAACTACATATGGTGATCCTACATTCGGCATTTATTTCTTCTTCTTTGAAGCTGCTTTAAATTTTTGTTGTTCGTAAAACCGATTAATCATGTGGCGGACGGTTGACATTACCAATATGCGACATCTACGACGATCTTGAATCATGTAGTGATCCATTGCTAATTCAATAGCATCTATGTTGACATCAACCGGTCCACTCGGCCCCATGATAAGTTGGTTTTGCGCCATCTGATAGACTTTAGCGGTATCCTCGTTTTCGGGTAATAGCGGGGGTAGACATTCTAAACAGTTTGGTTCAGATGTTACCATTATCTCTTCGCACTTCGAACAATCTATCTTGTCATTTAGCCGTTCTATGTGCTCGGTAAGTTTTTTTCCACGTCCTCATAATTCGACATATTCTCTGACAACTCTTCTATCTTTTTGCCAACAAAAAATGCGAACTTTACAACGGTTTTCATCAATATTTCTTTATTATCGGTAGTGCATTCAATGGTCTCGCCCTTTTCGTCTACAATTCTAGACCAACCGGAAATAAACGCATCCCAAAGTAGACGGTTTTTCATCGGCATATTGACCTCTTCTATCTGGTAATTCTGACCCCCACGATATTTCATGGTTTTTTTAATAGTCAGCTTGTCTATCTTGGTAAGTTTTTCAGGCGAGGGAATGCGTATTTCTACCCATCCACGTGACTCGTCTTCTGGATCGAAATAGAATCGAACTACCGGATCTGGATTTGATAAATCGATTTTCATAATATTTGCCCCTTTTGTTTTATTGTGTTTGGTTGTTATTTAACCCCATGAAAATATTGCGGGAAAAGACAGCAGGGGCTATTATCTGTCTCGTTCGGTCGGAGGAGGAGACCGACCTATCCCGCAAGCTGTTGTTATTTTTTAGATCAACACCATCGGCCCACCGGATAGTTTGCCGGTAAAGCTGATAGCCGCCATGCCGGATTTATCAACACTAATATCACAAGCGTTGATATAGAGGTCTGCCGGAAACGTAAGTAGGGCCGCCGACGTATTCGTCGGGGACCAGTAACTAGTTGTGCGGCAGGCTTCGTAATAGCTATTCGCATCGACATACAGCCGAATAGTATTCATTGTTGAATCGTCATTTTTCGCCTGTCTTAGAATTTCTTGCGCGGTTATATCGGCTGGGTCATGGTGCCCGTTGAACGATATTGTACCGCCGTCATGGATACCGAACTGAAACGTCATAAAATTGTCGCCAAATTCTGTATCATCTACCTCTACTGCCGTTCCGTCACTTATCGACCAGGTGCCCATTCCGACAACGCTATCTGAACCGATGGTAACTTTGCAGTTTTTGCCTATCTTTAGTGCCATGATCTATTCTCCTATCCCTTTCTGTGTTTTAACGGGGCAAATAAAAAAGGGTAAGCGAAGACAGATAGTAAAGCCTTACACTTACCCTTTTAAGATTCTTTGTTTCCTGATTGATCGGATCAGGAAAACCCCATATTTTGGTTTAGTATATTATTTCATAACTACCGGCTCATTATCGCCCGGCGGCTTGTTCCAACTAAATTGTCGTAAATGTTTAAAAACCTCATGCGTTTCACGGTTAATTCGCATTAGTGTTAGGTGGTCGATTACACAAGCAGTATCTACATATAGTTTATAGCCTGCATCAACCAACTTATAGCAAAATCCGATGTCTTCACCCACGGTCTGCCATTCATCAGGTGCTACATCGGAAGCGCCCTGAACATCCATTTCGAACCAGGGGTATTCAACATCAAGAAAACATTGCATCGAATAATAAACGCATCCACACCCGGTCGCGGTGACTTCTATCAGGTCGCCCGAATAGCATTCATCGTCTGGCACATGCCAATATTTGTGGAGTTGCCCCCGGTATAAGATAGGATCAAACGGCGGATATCGCCGATGTACTACCGTGCCAACCATCGGTAGGTCGTGTCTCAAAAGGTTAGCAATAGTGTCAGATGGATATATTTGATCCGTATCCATCATAATTAGATGCGTTACGCCCCTCATCATTGCCGCCATGACAAGTTGATTTCGCATCTTATCAATGCTGTCTGGAAAGTTGGGGTTTAGTAGTGTAAAATCTGGTTTTTCCATTACCAGAAACGATTCCATAAAATGCCTATAAACTTTTTCGTCTGTAAGCGGCAACCCGATTGCAAACTTACGCTCCCCTTTTTCCAGCTTCTCCCGAATCTTGTCTGCCCATTCGATCCAATTTGTTGCTTGTGGCTGATTCATTAAGTATTACATTTCGGAAACCCCGTCTTTTAGGGCGGGGAAGAGAAATGTCCTTTCTTTATTTTTTTTGTTGACATTTACATCTATCGTGTTATTATATGATTATGCAATTAACACGAATCGTTAAAATTAAACTCAATATTCAGGTTGAAACTATTTTGCCAACTATTAAAGCTTACACGCAGGCATTTAACCACGTTTGCCAAATAGGATGGAATGATAGCGATTCTAACGGCGTGTCGCTTCACCATAAGACATATAAGGAGCTTAGAGAATATCTCCCCTCTCAACTTGCTGTATCTGCCAGAATGAAAGCCACTGAAGCTCTTAAGGCTATTAAAACAAGAATTAAGAAAAAGCAAAAGGCCACGTGCCCCTTTTCTAAACAATCCTCTATTCGTTTTGATGCCAGAAGTTACAATATTTGGTTTGACAAAAGCGACCTTTCTCTCTTGACTATTTCCGGCAGGCAAAAAATCCCTATCTCTATTCCTGAGTACTTCAAGCAATATCTTAGCTGGAAGCGTTGCTCTGCTGACTTGTTTTTGAGAAAGAATAAGGTTTTTTTGCATATAACTTTCACTAAAGAAATTACCGACCCTGGGCTTACCGGTAGGGTTGTTGGTATTGACAGGGGAATAAAGAAGATTGCCGTTACTTCTGAAAACCAGTTCTTTGGCGGGGGTCAAATTAAAAGGATTTCTAAGCGTTACGAGAAAATTAGAAGCGCCCTGCAATCCTGTGGAACAAAATCTGCTAAAAGACACCTTCGGAAAATATCCGGGAAGGAGAACCGTTTTAGAACGAATTGCAACCATGTGATCACAAAGCAGATTGCGGGGTCTCTTGATGGTGGGACTGTGATTGCACTTGAAAAGCTGACTGGAATTAGGCAAACTATTAGGCTCCGTAAAAAGCAACGTAAAGATTTGCATAAATGGAATTTCTTTCAGTTTGAGCAATTTCTCACCTATAAAGCTGAGGCAAAAGGTCACAAAACTGAATATGTTGATGCCAGGTACACTTCTCAAAAATGCAGTCGGTGTTCTTACGTTTCCCGTTCCAATCGGCAATTTCAAGCTGTCTTTAAATGTAAACATTGTGGCTTTTCTCTTAACGCCGACTTAAATGCAAGCCGGAATATCCGGCAAAATTACTTGGACGCTATATGCTATCCAAGCAGGGTTCTTATCAATGGACCTATCGTAGGGAACGAGGTAACAAAGCCCCTTACAGGGAATTGCGTTGCCGTTTGAGTCCACCTACAAGCTGCCTGCTTTAGCGGGTGGCAATTGACTTAAGCCCCCATTAAATACATCTGAATTTCTATATAGATATCATCATCACCAAAAGCCTCTGTTTCAGTATTCAGTCTAATATTGCCCACGTTTAATCCGGTTGTTGTTTGTAATCCCCTTAAAATCCCGGCAATCCGCTCTTGTGTTTTTACGATTTCGGCCCTTGCTTCTTCTGCTTCCATGTTTCCCCCTTAATGTGCCATTAATGAGCCATATGAGCTATTAACGATCCACCAATGGCCCTTTAAACCTGCAATAATATATTATAAAAAACCGAATACTGCCTGATATTTAACTCCGGATCTGATAGCGTGAGTGATCGTTCATGCTGGCAATATAAAAAAGTATATCCCGAAACCGTCAAGGTCGTATCATCATATCTGGCCCGTAAATTTGTCAGCATTGTTCCGATTTCTGTTTCAGAAGTGTTCTGACTAAACAAATTAAATTGAACGTCAACATCATCAAAGCGTTCTACAAACATCCAGTCAGACAACCCGAACGGAATTGACACCACGGCATACGGAAACGCGACCCCTTGTGGTGCATACCTTGAATACATCCGACCCCCGATATCGGCTGAAAAGTCCGACCCGGTAAACCGGTTAAATATGGCGGTAAGGAGTGCGTTCAATATTTAATCACCTGAGAAAGCATCGTTGATCGAACTTATAAATTTTGATTGATTTTGCTTTAAGGCGGGGCGGAGGTAGGGTTGAGCGGCCATTTTGTGAGTCGAAAGTTCAATATAGGAAGCGTAAAAGACCGAATAATTCCCCGGCCCTTGCGCAATGACGATATAGCCGCCATCCTCAAACTTGCTTTTCGTTACCTCGATTTCTTGTTTTAGTGTTCCCGTATCAACCGGCACTAATGTTTGGGCATCCTTTCTAATGTTCTCAGCGGTACTTTTTTCGACTTGCTCCATTGCCTGGCTAACTTCTTTAAGCCAGTTCCCCGGATTCCAATCGTCGTGTATCGTCGCTTCAAGATTCATTTTACTGGTCCGTAATCTCTTCAACTATAATTTCAAGGGCAACGTTCTTTTCACCCATATTTGTAGGTGGCATAAATCTAAAAATCCGGATTTCCTGCAACTTAAAATTATCAAAATCACCAGATGAATTTGCCGCTACTGCCACAAGTCTTAACCCCCCGGCGGTTACAGCCGTGAATTCAAGGGTCGATTGCGTACCATTGGCCGATATAGTTCCAAGGGTCTGCGTTCCCCCAAAATCCCGGACCTTCCAGGTCGATACTATATTGGCCAGGTCATAAGATAAACGATATCGTTTGCCGATGGTGGTAGGGGCACTTGCAACCAATAAAGTACAATATTGACTTGCGGCATTTGCCGTTATTGTCAGATCGTCCGTTTCATTATACCCGCCGCCAAGATCAACATTCGCCCATGCACTCGCTGCACTAAAGTCCCGGTCCTCTATATTGGGCATCAGATCGGGCACGCCTATCGTTCCGAATATGCCCCTCATTTTAGCAGTGACACCGTCCCTATACCTCATCCGGATGCGATGTGTCATGGTGGCCCCAACAGCATTGAACGCCGTTTTTTCTTCTACTTTTAGGGGCCATAGTGCGAAGGGTACGTTGTCCATGCCGGATACGTCGGTCCAAACACTCGTAAAAGATCCTATCCCATCAGATGTCAGGGTTTCCTCTTGAATTGCCATCCTGTGTCTTAGGTCACCGGCTCTAATCATTTAAAATTTCCACGGTATTTAATAATATAGCGGTCAATTCATCTGAGATTTCGAATCTCTTTTTATTTATTGCAATGCTCTTCTTTATATCCCCATCGGTGTGTCTAAGCGTAGCCGCTTTCCAATCGCAAAACATTTCAACCAAATCGATTAGATTCATCTGTGCAATATCGGGCCTATCGGTAAATTGAGAATACCCACAAATATTACATATATTGACTTCTTGATAATACCGTTCAAAACAACCATTGCACTCATGATAAACAAAATGTTCAGGATGATGTCTATTAGAAGCATAGTGATGGTCAAGAGCGGTTTTCATTCCGGCAAGGCATTGTTTATACTCTTCGCTTCCGTATGTAGTGCCCTTGAGTTTTGGAGTGTACTTATCAAATATTTCACGTTCAGGACTTTCTAATTTAGACGCATCATGTTTTGCAGCCCGATCTTGCAACGCCACTACAACAATATCGATCTGCTTTTTAACTTCTTCTATGTGTTTCAGCGTTTCTACTCTTTGATCTTCCATGGCCCTTAAAACTCCCAAAGCCGATAAGGATAAAGCAAATTTTCAACCGTGTTCAGCTTGTGCGGTGTCATATTAACTATCAGGGTTTCCCGTTGTGCATACAGGTCTGATATAATGAGTTGCATAGCATGAATAATCGAAGGCGGCACATCGACAAGATTGCAAGTCGCGCTACTCGCATCATAAACCCCGTTGCCCGATGATCCGGTTGGGGAAAAGCTATTGTCATTAATTTTTGTAATTCGCCACAATCCGTTGATGGATGTTTGCGTTGTACCCCCATTAATATAAACCTCGTTTCCGGTCACATATCCGTGACTCGCAATCGTCGCCACTATCGGGGTTGCGTTTGTTGCGGCCGTTATAATCTTTGGGGTGTGCGCCCCGTATCCACAAACGAATTGTATTTCAATTGGATTGTTTGTTGCCAGCGAAGCGGTGGGATAAGTCTCGCCGTATGATAGAACTGCCCGACCTGGATCGCTGTCGTTATCTTCGGTCCATTCATCATCTTCGTCAAAATCGGTATTGGTTGTCCCGTCAATATCCGTATATTTGATATGGGTAATTGAATTTAATTGTCCGAATGGTATTGTGATATAATTTTCATGGGGCCAGTGATCCAGAAAGTATTGCCACGTCTGGGTGATAAGTTTCCGGCGTAGGTAGCTTTCGGCCTTCAGTGTCGCCACACCGATAAGGGTTGAAATGTAGGCATCGTCGGCGGTATGATCGACCCGTAGGTGTTCCTTTGCCGCCGATAAAGATAACGGATAGTATATGGGCTGTGTCACGATTACTTTTTTCATATTTCATTACTCCATCGAGTTTCAATCTCTCCCATCACAATCATTCTATGCAGTTCCTTCCCCGCTTCCTCACCGTCAAAGGTGTAATACAAATCAAACTCTGTCCTGTTTCTCACCACTTTAATTATCCAGGCCATACTAGGCCAAGGCAAATAAAGGGGCTCGGAAATAATCATACCTTTTCAATATGCCGCCGTTAGATTGTTCTTTTCATTATTGTTTTTTTACCAGAAGTTTTGTTATCGGATTCTTTTTCATCCTTCTTTTTATTTAATATTTGTATTTGTTTTTTTAACTCTCTTACTTCCACTTGAGATTGCATAAGTGAAATTTGTATCTCCGAACTATACGTTAATTCAGCACCATATCTATGTTTCCAATCAAGTGCTCCAGCTACAGCATTTTCAAGTTGTTGTTCCATTGTAAGTTCTGGTTGTTTTTGATTTTCCATTGTTTCCTCCTTTTTACGAACTTATCTCAATCGGAATATCATCGTCATGAGTTTCAATGTATCCACCAGCGTCCATAGCAGTGATTCGATCTTTGGCCCTTTTATGGGCTCCGACTATGTTTCGCAGCCAGATTCTTATCTGAGTTTCAGCCCACTTCTTTTGGGTAACTCCATCTGGTTTAGGCCACCTTGAGGTTATAGCTTCAATTGTAATATCAACCCAGGCATCTGGAACTATAATTTTCAACGCTACATCAGCCATTTTATTTCTCCTTTATACATCAGCTAAACTTGTTAGGTCTATATAATAGACAATTATCTCAATCACACCACCGGTAAAAGTTTCAACTCCCGGAGCATCAAATTCAATATTCACGATATTACTTGCAACTTCAGGAACAATCATTACATTCGCTTTTGTATCTTGTGCCCCTGCTGCTCCTGCTGCAACAAGAGCAGTTGCCAAACCAGTAATAAAATCAGCATCCCAAGTATTTCCAGCCCCACTTGTCGTAACTGCTGTATTAACAGTAAAAGAAGCCCCTAAAACTAAGGAGCCATTCGGGATGGCCGGGGCAAAAGTTGTCTGGCTTTGTGCAGCAGAAGCTAAAGTATGAACATTCCGGGCAGTCTGAATATTCATAGCTCCAGTATTACCTTCGGCAGTGTTAGAGAAACTTGTTTTATCAGATAGACGAGAGGTGATTGTGGTGTCTTCCGTAATCCGAATTCCTTCAACCCCTCCGGCGATGAGGGAGATAATGTCTCCTGTTCCAGGGATACCCCCTAAACCGGTATCTAAATCAGCAACATTAGATAGAATATTAGGCACTGTAGCAGTTGCTGCAGTATTTGTCAAAAGTGGCGCATTACCGGTATTACCTCTAAAGTCATTTCCACCAAAGCGCCACCTGGCAGAGCCAGCAATAGTAACTCTAAAATTGCCACTGCTAGCCAGATAAAACCCTGTATTCTCCCAGCCGATAGCCGGATAAGCAGCAGTTCCAGGCCCGAGATGAAGTCTCGGCTCCCCACCTCCAGAACCGGATTCAATTATGATAGGATCGTTTATATAAGTTATACTCGCTGCTGAGATAGCTCCGGTGGAGCTGGCGTTTCGATCCAGGGTAACGGTCGTATCAACCACCACCACCGTGACCCAGTAAGTTCCGACCGTGGCATTGGTTCCGGAATTGATTATAACCGCGTCTCCTTCAGCCACGCCGTTAGTGGTGCTGACTGTTAGAACGGTTGGAGTGGCATCGGTTCCGGTTACTCCGGTTACTGTGGCTAAGACGTCTCCACCGAATATTACTGGATTCCCAGCGGAAAGTACTGCATGAATAAGACCAGCCGCAGAGGTTGTATTAAAACCGGTCTTTCCGGTAATTATAGGTGCCGCAACTGTTGGAGAGGTTCCAAATACCGCCGCCCCTGTTCCTGTTTCATCAGACAATGAACTAGCAAGACCAGCAGATGTGTTTATTTTCGGTTTTATATTCATAACAACTTGTATTCCTTTCTATATTGTCTCATCATACCAGGTTCTAATACTTCCGATATTTAGGCCTACTGCCACCCCCGCTTCAGCCCTTGTTCCAAGTACAAGATACATTGCTACGTCCGGTTGTGCCGCCGCTGTTGTCAATGCCGTTTCAGCCGACCCGTTAAGCGAAAAGGTAACGCTAGCATTTCCGACCTCAATCTTGTATTTATTCCAGTTTGTAAGTGTTGCTGTAATTGCATCTGTTGTCTGTTCCGTACCACCCTTGTCTGTTTTGCCCTTCAGTGCATCGGCTACAAGATTAAAACCAATCAGGTTCGCTTGTGTTATATCGTTTGTTTTTGCGCTTGTTAAACCCGCAAAGAAATGAGTATTGTCATGGCTTGCCACCGCCGTAACAAACTGCATTTCAAATTCAAGAGTAAACCGTTCAAGCATTGAATTGCTATCACCGTAAACCCCCGGTCTAATCTGCCAACGGTATAATGAGTTTATAAAAACGTCATTATCGCCCACAGCATCGGTATCGATATCGTAATACATATACCCGCCATCGGTTCCGAACGCTTCTGTCCCTGCGCCATCAATAGTGCTTTCCCAAATTGCAGCGACAAGTTGTTCCGTTCCCCAGAACTCGGTCAACCAGGGCATGTCCTTGTTGACCGCCTGGTTGAGTTGTCCTAATTCGTATTTATACTTCGCCCAATTAGTGCCGTCGTAGGTCTTGTATGTTAGGTTAGTATCGTACTCGTAAAAAGTGGAGCCAACCGGAACACCTGTACTGGCGGCAGCGGTCGGCTTTGTGTCTGTTGATAAGCCCGTCCACCTTTTAATCGTTGCAATTTTCTTGACAGCCATATTAACTCTCCCTTATCCAGTTCGTTCCATCATAAGTTATAAATGTTTTGGTCCTATCATACTCAATAAATTTCGACCCTACCGGCACCGATGTCGGCTTTGTGTCGGTACTCAGTCCGATAAAGTTTTTGTGCGATGTAATAAATTTAACAGCCATTTTTAATCCTTATCTATCAGCGTTCCACTCGCCATATCTTTTTGTCTGCTCCGGTGCAACATGAACATATCCAACAAGCAGGCTCACCGTTGTTGCTTTATTGGTGACAACTTTAAAAGAAGCATCTTTCCATCCTCGCAATCGCCTGAATGATTGTTTGCTGAACAGTCGCTTTATTGTTGATATGAAATTGTCAATCATTTCAATTCCAGCCTACCGGTGTTTTTATAGTATTCTATATCTGCATCTTCGGCGTGTTTGTTGTAATCAGCCATATCAAGCAGGTCGATCCACACGCCCGGATAAAATGCCGATCTGATTTCCGGTCTTGTATCCTGATAAACGCTCCATCCGAAAATATGTCCGTTGCTTTTAATGGGGTCGGTAATTGCAGCCCTACGAATCACAATTCCGGACCCGCCCACAAAAGGGTAGTGGACTATTTTCCCACAACCGTTTAGATTTTCGACTGTTCGGTCTTGTTCCATTTCATTCCAGTTTTTGTACCGGGCTATTACGAAATGGTGCTTGGCTTGCAGGACATCAATATTTCCGACTTTTGCCGCCTCGATCATTTTGGGCAGCCAGCCATCTGGAACCATTGTGTCATTGTCTACTTTTGAAACCCACTCGCAACTTTGAGTTACCTCGAAAAACCAGTTCATCACGTTTGCAATGCCGATATTACTTGTATTTATACGCAACCAGAATGGGCTGTCGTGATTGGACAATATCAAGCCGGTAACCTTAGAACACTTCGTAAAGCCCCACAAATACTCTAATGTTTCATCATCAGACCCGTTATCCACAACATAAATATCAGCCTCCGGGATTGCTTCAATCAGGCGGGGTAGAGTACGTTTGGTATATTCAAGCCGGTTGAATGTGGTGTATAGGACTGGGATTTTATTCAATCTTGCCCTCTCGCCTTAAATCCTCGCATACTTGATCGCAAATCCAAAAATCAATATCGAGTGCTTCTGATATGTCTGCCGCCGTGAAATGTTCGCCGTGATGAGCCTTAAAGTATCGAGCGATTTTATATTTATATAAACGCTCATAATACTCTTCGCCAATCCAAAGGCAAAACTTACACCAATTATAGTAAGGATCGTATTTATATTCTTTGATCATCGATTCGAGCCAGGCCATATCTACCCCCTTTTCTCTCTATCCTCCAACGTCTCATTCGAAGAAAACCATTCATCAATTAAGTGCTGCCATTTCATAAGCTCTTTCTTAGTTTTGGCAGACCCCCGGTTTTCTTGAAGCTCCTCTAAATCGTATTCAGCCATAACATAGTTTTTCTTCATCTCACGCCCAATCATTTCGACTCCTATCCGCTAACAGATTATTATCGTGTTCCCACCATTTCTTGCTATACACCCGGCCATAATCGCCGGTTAAGGGATGTCCTGTCTTGCCCGGATGGTCGTGGGTTATGACTGCATTTGGAGCATAAATATACCGGTCCATAGCTTTTGTTCTCATTGTC